GGCTATTGGATTCTCAGCCTCATGACCACAGCGGCCACACTTACGAAACCACCCGTTAAAACCACATTGTACGCAACAGAACCCTCTTTGTATGTCGCCTTCAGAATAAGGATTAAGTGACGCCTCAAAATAACCTTCGCGCTTCATTAAATCTGCGTGACGCTTACTTTCAACATTGTAAATACCGCCCTTGTCAGGATTGTATTTAACTCCGCCTATTACTGTTTCTTTTACACCTTTATCCGGTGCTACATATCTTCCCATGATTGCCTTTCCTACTGATAACGGGGGCGGGGTTTCAAGGCCCACACCCCCGTTTCTATTCAGTTATGAACTACGCGTTGATGATTCCTGAAACTGCGCCGTTCCAAGCAGGAGCGGTACAGAAGAAGGTTCCACGGAAATATGTGGAGAAGTCGTAGGTGAACTGTACGACCGGCCATTGAATTCCCATGTAATCCTGAACCATGAAGTTCGCCCAAACATCTGATACTTCAGTATCAGGAATTGGAAGGGTGAACGATAGAACAGGAGCAACACCTTGGTTGAGCCAAGGGTGAACCATGAGGTCTACTGCCTTACCGGTTACTTCGTTTTGAAGTCCGGTGACGATTGAACCGTAGGTGGTTCCGCCAGCGCCCGGGTCGTTGATGACTAGGCGATAGTTAGCAGTTGAGCCGTTCTTGATTGCGTCAGAAAGTTGCTTACGGTCGTTGCCGTTCAAGAGAACGACATCCGGGTCAGCCTTGACATTCTGATACATAGTTGCGAATACTGATTGGAACTCAACGCCCGGATTTGAGGTGCTGAACGCGCTGTTGATTGCGTTGATAGCGCCTGAATTTGGGCCGAGAACTGTTGGAAGAATTCCGTCATAACCGGTTGCGTATGCTGAAGTATCAGCAGAAGCACGAGAAGCCGCGGCTCCTGAGGTTGTGAAGGCGGCGTTGTTTCCGGTTAGACCGGTTGCGCTCGCGCCCTGAATTGTGAAAGTTCCAGTTCCCTTGAGGGTTCCCTGATACTTGAGGTTTGCCGCGCCAGTAGCGGTTCCAACATAAATGTTGTATCCGAGTGCGCCGGTCACAGCGGTTGCTACGGTGATTGTTAGAACATCGCCGGAAGCAACAGCGGTTGAAGCCTCTGTGCCGAGAATTGACTCACCGAAACCGTTGCCGGACGCTGTTCCACGAGCCATAAGCATCATGCGTTCTTCCATAAGCATTGTCGCGTATAGAGTTGAAGTTGAAGACAACTGGCGTAGGTCTTGGTATCCAAGGCCTGAGAAGTTGGCGTCAAACGAAACGCTATCGGATAGTGAGTATGAGTTGTATGGCAATACTAAATCATCAGCGGCATACGAAATCTGTGGTCCACGCTCTAGCGTTAATCCACCGAAGGTGTTTGTCGTTGATTCTGTGATACCCGGCCATAGATTGCCGACTCCGCCAGTACCAGTACCGGTGTAGCCAAGAATTCTCTTGACACGGTGGCTTGTACCAACACCCTTCTTACGAGGGATTCTGTTACGGAGTGGAGTTGGGCGAGGTGTGAGCAACTTAGCAGGAGCCTCTAGGTCAAACGCCGCAAAAGATGTAGATAGCGGGGTTGTAAGAGTGATTTCCTTGTTGATGTCACCCATAGCGCCGCGTTGTGCGGCTAGTGCGGTCTGAAGGCTCGCTGTCGCCTCTGCGGAGAGGGACTTGTTAATTGCGAGGGCTTCAAGTGCCGCAACAGGGTCAGTAGGTGCTTGACCCGGAGTTGTGGAGCCATGTGCGAGCGCCTTATTGAGTACGCCTTGGAATTCTTCCATGCGTTCAGCGGCTTCTACGGGAGAAGCGCCGTCAAATAGGTCTGCCGCCTTAGGGGCTTGGAGAGCCATTTGTTTCCTTTCGTGTGAGTTACTTTGATTCGGCTTCAGCGGCGTTTGCGAATTTCTCCGCAAGAGCCTTGTAGCCTTTAATCAAAAGTGGGTCTGTGGTTGCGTTTGCTTTTGCGCGATAGACAGCGGCTTTCGTCAAGTTATCAGAAATTCGTGTGTCTACCGGTTTGACGGTTCTTTTTGGTCCGCCGGCAACAGCCAAAGACTTAGCAACTGCTAACTCAGATTCCAAGGACGCCGCCTTCTCTAGTGCCGCCTCTTTTGCGGTAACTAGCGAAGCGACCTCTGCCCTAATGGACTCAGTAGCACTCTTGACAGCCTTTTCTACTATTGCTTCTACATCTGAAGGAGCAGGTGCTTCCTCAGAAACTTCTGCGTCTGCCGGTTCCTTAACTTCTTCTTCAATTTTTTCCTCGGCAGGAGTTTCAACTACATCACCCTCAGCGGACTTAGGTGTTTCGCCGGGTGCGTACATTTCTGCGGTCGTGACATGTGAAGGCTTCGCGACATTCGCAAAATCATTTGTAGTTGTTGCGCCATGGTCAGCGCCGGGAGTAGAGCAACCACACTCAAGGCACTTTGTAACCTCAGCGGATTTTTCTACTTCCTCTTTTTCATCTTCGTCACTCTCAATTGACTTCATGTATTTGTCATAAGCCTTTTCAGCGGCGTCATCTTCCATGCCGGCTTCCTTACAACGCTTCATGAAATCAGATTTTGATTCACCCTTTTTAGGCATCATCTTGTCTGAGTGTGCGGCGAGTTCAATGTTTTCTTCCATTACTTCTCCTTCTGCTTCCTCACCCGCGTACCACGCGAATAGGTGATGAACGGCGGCTATTAGGTGAGAGAGCGAGGCTTCTTCGTTATGGCCCTCGCCCAATTCTTCGGCTTCAATTGCGATAAGTTGTGCCAGCGCTTGACGAGCGTTGTCATAAGTTTTCTTATCAAACTTCAAGAGGTCGCCATTGGCATACGACTTAGACATGTCAATAATGTCTTCAGCGAGTAAGTCCATGGCTCCCCTTTCTGTAACTTCTGACAATTGTAATCTATCGGCCGCTTTTTCGGTCTTTTTCTTGTAAGTACCCCCGCGCTTTTTGTACTCACGGACTACCCAAGCATTAGCAACGGCAGAAGGGTAGACATCAAACTTTTGTTTAGCCTCAGCCTTCACCCGGTTGTACAGTTCTTTGTCAGCCGGTTCAGAGCCACCGCCACCACGGAGCATGCCCTCGTAGTTTGGCTTCTTTTCTTCCTTCTCAATAAGTTGTTCAACCTTCCACCACCCGGCTTCACCTTCAGCGGATTTGGCAAGAACCAATTGACAATTTGGGTTAGCAGGACGGTCTACAAGTGAAACCTCAACGATTTGGCCGTCAATAATGCGACCGTTTGCCGCCTTTTGGTCACGGACAACGCGTGGGGATTTAATTCCAATACTGAAACCCTTGAGTACACCGGTATCAACCTTCTTGACAGATACAGGGTCTACAACGAGAGCGCTTATGTAATGACCGTCATCTTTCTTTTCGTATTCCTTGGCAACGCCAGCCGCGATATTGGAGTGTTGCTCACGAATGTTACCGCCGGACTTAAACCAATCAGGCATGGCCCGGTCAAGCCAAACAGGGTCACAGATTTGTTGGTCAATATCCAAGGAGTCATCTGTGGCCTTGCCGTATACGGTGAGAGTGCCGTCATCATTTTTATTGGCCTTAATAATGTTAAAGAAGGCGGTGGTCATATCAAGCGCATTGGCCATTATTTTTCTCCTTGTAATGTGGATATAACTTTATCAGGTTGAGGTTCAGGTTTACTGATAATTCGTATGCCGTCCATGGTATTCAATATGAATTTATCGCTTGGTTTTTCGGTCATGGGATTACCTTAACTCGTATGGTATTGCCGGTATTTGATATTACTTCATATCGTAGCCCTCTTGGGAGCAACCACTCAGCCTCACCGGGGATATGGCCGTATTTGTAGGTCGTGAGGAATATGCCTTTCGTGCCGGCAGGACTTAGGACTTCAATGACCATGCCCTTACCAACTCTTTCTAATTCAGCAAACCAATTAGCAATATCAGGCGATAAAGTAGTTGAAACGAAAGCGTCATCTTGGAAAATCGTTCCGGGAGTAAAAGTCCTGAAGCGTTGAGCCACGCTTTCGCTTATACCTCTCAGGGTCACGATTGGTTTTGGAAGTGGCGGCGCTAAAGAGAAAGCCGTATCCATATTTCTTACATAACCCATGTACTCATCAACATTGGTTCCTGAATAACGCTCGTAGAAACCATTAGGGTCACGAAGTAACATGTTAATTTTTTGATACCCGGTTGATTGGTATTCCAAGAGGGCTTCTTCGGCTTCTCTTGGTAGTGCGTTGCCACCCAACTTGAATTCAGCGTTCGCTTCGCGTTGATAATTTTCAATTGTTCTATCCTCAAAATTACCGGACGGCATGATTGGCATTTCTTCAATAGGTGGCGCAATAATGTTGTCAATACCGTCCACAGGAGCGTCAAACCCGGGTACAACCGGCAACAGAGCGCAACGGCAGTTCGGGTGAACCGGTGGTTGAGTGTCGCCGCTTGGGAAGGCTTGTCCTACATTCACGACCTTGCCCTCATTGAGTACGCATTTGTCACAAGGGTCTGAAGTCACCCATTCCATTTGTTCAAGGCCAAAATTTTGATAACGCTCAATAGTTGCGCGGCTTATAGCCCTATTGGTTTCCGTGATTGCGATTGTGAGCGCCCTAGCCGGGTCTGAAACAGAGTCCTGTATTAACTTAGCCGCCCGTCTACCCGATAAACCGAGAGCAATAGCGTCTGCGAGCGCTGTTCCTAGCCGGTCATATCCCGTTCTATCTATGCCCCTAATCGTGGCTCCTTGCGCCTCTAGGAGTCGTTGAAATGCCCTTGTAGGTTTAAGCAAGAGTGCCGCCGCCGCGTCCCCGGGTTTCCAGTTTTGCCAATCTATGTAATCAGGGTCATCAGCCTTCTTGAGTTCTTGGGCTTGGCGTACTGCGTCATCTGCGGACACAATTCCAAGAGCAAAACCGTCTGCCCATGTCCTACGAAGTGCGGCTAAGAGTGCGTCATTGTCAAACGCAACCGAGAGCATGGCCCATGACCTAGCCCTAGCCCTATCTTGAGCCGGGTTCTTTGATACCGCGGGTTGTGTGCGCTTATATGCCTCAAAGACACGCTCCCACCTAGCCGAGGTGCGTAAAGCGGCCCTAATCTTAAGAGCGTTCTTGGCGGATATGCGCCCGTCTGCTTCATGGGCGCGCCAAATCATGTGATAAAGGCTTTTGCTATTGACCTAGCCGTTTCAAGGTCACCCTCAAACGCGCAACGATTGAGAGCCTCTGCCACGACCATATCTACTTTATGAAACTCAAATTGGCGATTGCGCTTCCCCTTGTTTGCCCATTTCATAAAGGCTTTTACTTCTGCTTCAACCTCAGCGTCCACAACTTCATTGTCATCTGCGAGGGGTTCCTCAGGAGCGCCTTGTCCGTTCTCTGCGATAGTGAGAGGGTTGCCTTGAGCGTTACCGTCTGTATCAAGAGTAGGTGCTGAGGTAACTTCCTTGGCGTTGATAATGCCTTCCGGCGAGAATAGCAACACCTCAGAGCCAGCCAAAAGAATCGGCATATCTGCTTGAGGTGTATCTAGGAGAGGTAAACCTAATTCGCTACGGCGTTCGTTGATTGTTTTACCACCGGAAGTAACTTCAATCTGTGACTTACGAGCATTAGTTTCGTTGTCTTGACGGCGTGAAGTAAGCATTTTGAATTCTAATTCGCGTGGCATGCCTAGATATGTGTAGGAAATATTCGTGAGCATTTTGTTTAACCACGCAATAAGAGGCTCAATACCAATTGCTTGAGCGCTATCTGCCTTACCCTGCTCAAATCCTGCTCCACCTAGACCACTCTTGGGGCTGTAACCAATTTCAGTAGGTTGTACGCCGAAATGTCCACAGATAGAAGCGATAAGGAAATCGTCAAGAGTGTCCTTGAACTTCTCGCCATATCCTTCAGTTTGGAACGGCTTTAATCCTGCCGGCAAAATGCGAGCGCGCTTACGCTGTTGGGTGATACCGGCTAAATCGTCATTGAGGATATTTTCATAGTCACGAATAAGTTGTGCGTTTGTGCCGAAGTTAATATCAGACTCAAAGAACAACTCAGGAACTACGCCGTCTGTGTACTCAGCGCGAATCCATTGTTGTCTGCGAAGGTAAATGTCTGCTAGAGGTAGAGCGCGTTCAACCGGACTAAATCCATAGACCGAGATAGTTCTACGGTTACGCACCATGTATTGAAGGTCATCTGAAGTGAACTCACCGTCCGCATTTGGGTCATCATCATTAGCGGTGAACTCACTACGCGGGAAACCGTACAAAATTTGTTGATACGCAACATTGGGCGGAACCGGGCGCATGCCACGGTCATCAAGAAGT